CGTAGAAGGCGAGAGAGCACTCCAACAATCACTGACCGGTCTGGCCGGGATGGAACGGACGCGGGCGGCTGGCGCAGAAGCGCGACAACAGTTTGGCACGCTGTTTCCTGATATTGGCCCTGCCGAATCTATGTACGGTACGCCAGAGCTTGTCCAAAAGCGTCTGGCGCAGATTGAACAAGAAGCTGAACGGGCGCGCCAACTTAAAGACGTGTCCACGCTGTCTGACTTGCAGCGTGAGCGCACGGCACTTGAATCGCGGGTTAAAGAAGAACCAAGCGCAATGGAGCAACGACAAGCGCTTGAGCAACAGATTGCGTATTACCAAAACATTGAAGCGCAGCTCATTGCACGAGCCAAAGCGGCACCGACTGCGGCGGAGAAAAGGCCGATTCTTGAGAAGCTTGTGCAAGTACAAGAGCAGCGGCGGCAGTTGACGAACACGCTGCTTGCACAAGAACAAACTGGGGCAGTACCAAAGCTGACAACGCAAGAGGCACTCCTGAATCAGGAGAAGCGGACAATTACCGCGTTGCAGAAAGCCGAAGAATCTGGGGATGCTGCAGCACAGCTCAAACTGACCGACAAGCTAGCGGGGCTGCAAGAGCAGCTTGGGCTGTTTGGGCAAGAAGCATATACCGCACAGCAGCAGTTTGAACAAAAGCAAGCTGAAGATGCGGCAGCGGCAGAGGCTGCGGCTAGAGCCGCGCAACCCACTTTGCTGCTAACTGATCAGCGCGGGGCTACGCCCATTGAAATGGGCTACAACCTTGATACAGTCATTACGCCGCCCCGAGTACCGCAAGCCTATCTGCAAGGCAATCTGTTTGGTTCAGAAGAGCGGGTGCAAGCGCCGGGAGGTACTGAGACCACGTTGCCCCGGCTTCAGCAGGCGGTGGCTAGCCTGTCTGAGCGGCCCGATTTGTCGGAGGCGGATCGCAGTCTTCTGGATCGTGTCAGTGACTTGGTGTTGCCTAAGCAGCAGATATCGACTGCGCAGGGGGTGCAGAAAGAAGTTGACGAGATTGCCAACCGGCAACAAAGCGCGGCTCAAGAGATCGAGAAAAAGAAAGCCGCGCAGTACCGGCTTGTTCAAAAATTGGACAGCCTTAAAGCCGAAATGGCGCAGCTAAATACGGAAACACAGAGGCAGATTGCCAATTACCGGTTGGCTCGCGAAGAAAAAACCAAAGCCGCTGACGACGTATTGAAAGCAAAAACGCCGGAAGAAAAAGCTTCGCTTCAAGCCGTCAACGAGCAAAAAGCAACAGCCCTTGCCGACATTTATGCTAGAGCAAAAGAAGTTGCCGCACAGCGGCGGCAAGTAGAGCAACAATTGCAGGTTCTTACACAAAAAGAAGCAGCCGTTAGGGAAAGAACACAGCGCAGTATTGACAAGCTTGAGCGTCTGCAAGAGAACCTTCGCAAACAACGCACAATGCGGACTAGCCAGCGCGAAGCGCTGCCGAGTATCGCTGCCCCCATCGAACGATTTACCACGCCTATCGAAACTCGAGATGCGGAAGGTAATGTTAAAACCCGGGCTACGCCTGCACAGTTGGTTGCCGACTGGGTTGAGGCGCTTTCTAGCGGAGCGGATACGACGCAGCAGCGCGCTGCTTTGGAAACTGTACTGGGGCAAATTCAACGCGCAGGTGCCGGAGAGAAAGAGGCACTGACCAAACTCAAGCGCCGCATCGCTACGCCGGAAGAACGTGCCGCCCTTGGTAAGAAGTCGGTAGTTGAGCGTGTGCCCACGGCGGTCACTACCACGGCGCAGCAGCCTGACTTGTTTGCAGGTACGGAAGCCGCCACCGCCACGGAGTTCGAGACGCCTCGCCAAATGCAGGCGTTCATGGCGTCAGACGAGCTTCAAAAAGAACGTCAGCAGCAAGGTAAGCAAGCGTTGACGCAGGCTCAAGAAGCGGGTCCGCCTAAACCGGCAGATGTTGTCCGTAGCCAGAAGTTGCTCAAGCCGACGGTTGCATTCCTGAGCCGACAAGCCGACAAGGTTCGTGGGTTCTTGAAAGGGTTGACCAAGCGCCTGAATGACTACAACGCTTTGCTCTCAGCGAAGACTGAACAAGACGAGGATGCACTGGCAAAAGCCAAGCGACAGCAAGCGGAAATTTTGCTTGCTATAGAGAAGACGCTGCTTAAGCAGCATCAAGACTACGCCCGTGCAACCCTCGAGATGCAGTCGGCGCAAGAAACAATGGCCGGATTGCAAGACTTTGTCGACAATTATGTTCGTGCACTAGACACCGCCGTCCAGATGAGCGGGGAGTGGGCGGGGGTTGCAGAAAACGAAAGGGCGCGTTTTCAAAAAGAACTAGAAGCTCGGCAAGATACTTTGCGTAGAGCGCTTGGGCGGCTTGGCGTTTTGCGCGGGGAGATCACGAATAAGTTTGGCGACATTCTGAGTATGGAAGCGCCAGCGCTTGAGGCCGGGGCAGCGTTTGATCCCGAACTTGTGACCGCATACACACAAGCCAAAGCCGATGCAAAAAAAGCGGCAGATGACCTTTATGGGTTTGCTCGTAAGCGGCGCAAAGTTGAACCTCCCGCGCAATGGAAAGTCAGTGAACGCGATCTGCGTCAGTTTTTGATGCAGCAAGCAGAACTTACTGACATGCTGTTTGAGCAGGGGCTGATGGTTAAGAAGTGGACCTACACTGCGGAAGAACTACGCGACAAGCTGACCGCTGCACAAGAAGACGCTAAGGCCGACCCCGTTTGGTCTGCGTTCTTAAAAGAGGCGCAGGAAGCTGTTGATGAGGCTACGCGTACGCCTACGCTGCGTACTCCTGACAAACTCATGGCAGCAATTCGGTCTGCCAACGTACAGATCAACAACTTACGTACGGAAGCCCGTACGGCTGCGGCAGATCAGGAAGCACGCTCGCGTGTTGAACGCCGCGCAGAAGCTGCCAAAGGCCGCGCTGCTGCACAAGCCAAAACTCAAGCCGATATCAGGGCTGAGAACGAACGGCTTGCACGTGAAGCCGAAGCCAAGACACGTGTGTCTTTTGAGAAGCGCAGCAAAAAAGAGCGGGAAGAAATCGCGGCGTTGCAGCAACGATTGGACCAGTTGGTGGCAGATAAACAGACCGCCATCGACAAGAAGCGCGAGCAGACGACGCACTTCCGGTTTACTAAAGATGAGAAAGAGGCGATTGCTGCGGGCACTAAGACACGCGAGCAGGTCATTGAAGCCAAGAGAGAAGAGGGCGTAAAGGCACTCACCGCGCAATTTGATGCCGCTATCCAGAAGTTGCAGGTTGAGATTCGCGCTATCCGAGGTGTTGCTAAGCCGTCAGAGAAGCGAGCCGCACAACTGCAAAGTACGTTGGACTTGCAGCGTCGCATTGGCGAAGAAGGACCGCTCGAGACTGCCGAAGAAGTTGCCAAAATTGCCGAGACGCAACGCCAATCCCGTAGTGGGCAGACGCTTGTCGACATTCGTACCGGCAGGGTTACTGAGGGCCGGATGCCTTCTGCGGCTAAAGCTATGACGGAAGCCCAAGAACGGCGTGAAGCGATTGAGGCAAACGAGCTTAGCTACCGCAATTCTTTGTTGCGATATGCCAAGACCCAGTTTGATAGCGACCTGAACGCATTGGAAACCGACGAGCTGGAGTACGAGATTCTGCGTATGCAGGCGGAAGCGGAGGACCGCGCTGGTCTGCGACGACCGGCTACAGCAGCAGAGCAGGCCAAACTTGCTAAGACTGTAGCGGAAGGCGTATCAGATCCCCTTGACCGTATCCTTTCTCACGACTACGCAGCCCGGGAGAACACGCCGCTGGATGACACGACTGCTGCCGCCGTCGGCAAGGGCGACCTGAAGGGGGCGCTGGAATCCTTGGCGAAGAATGGCTCCACGCCTTTTGTCCGGATGGTCGCGCAGCGGCTGCTGCCGATGGTGGAGAACACGAAGCTTGAGACGGCATCACTCGAAGGCAAAGGCGGCGAGTACAACCCGAACACCGACACAGTCACGCTCAATAAGGACGCGCTGACTGAGGAAGATCTGATTCACGAACCCGCTCATGCCGCAACCATTGGCGTCATCGACGCCAAACCAGATGACCTGACCAAAGAACAGCTCGCGGCACGGGACGCTCTCGAGAAGCTCTACGCCAAGATGCAAGGTCGTCCGGAGTTCAAGGACGAATACGGCAACGTCAACTTCAAAGAGTTTGTGTCCGAGCTGCTCTCGAACCAACAGGTACGCGACAAGATCAATCAGACCGCTGGTCTGCTGCGCCGTATCTACGAAGGCTTCCTTCGCATGCTGGGCATCGAGCCAAAGACTCTGTCTGACAAGGCACTCGAGCAGGCGTTTGCCATGTTCAGCCCGAGCACGACGATTGTCGGTAAAGATGAGCGGCTGGCCTCGATCATGCGCGGTGTCTTCCCCGGCACGCAATCGAACTTTTCCGCCAACGTGCCCAAGAGCATCTCCGACACGGTGAACCGCACCATCGCTCGGAACGCTACGATGGGCGAGAAAGTCATGGCGAATCTGACGGGACTGCGCTTGCGCACGTTCATCGCCGATCAGTGGGCACCTGTCGAAGCACTCTTGAAGAAAGGCGTTGCCAAGGGGCAAGTCAAAGCAGCGCAAGCGCTGCAGATGCAGGTCTACATGCGGTTGTTCAGCAACATGCAGGAGTACACCAACTCGGCGCTGATCAACGGTGTGCCGGAATTGAAGATAGATGCTGGTATCCGCAACATCGAGGGCGGGGACGAGAAAGTCAATGCACGTGCCATCGCCAAGGCGCTCGGCAAAGCTTCCGCTCTGGGCAACCAGCAAGCCGTTGAACGCACGTTCACGTTGTGGATGGCGTCACTTCGCGCCAAGCAAGATGGCGTCGGTCTTGAGAAGCTGAACCTGAATCTCACGCCGCAAGAGATGGCGGATGTGAAACAAAGTCTGGTTGATCTGGAAGGGTACTTCAAAGCCAATCCTGCCGTTAAAGATGCGTTTGAAGAAGCCCGCGAGATTTACCGCAAATACAACCGGCGGCTCCTTGACCTACAAGTGCAGACAGGCACGCTGAGTAAAGAGGAAGCCGACCGGCTGGCGCGGGGTGATTACGTTGGCTTCTACCGGGTTGGCGACAACGGCGTAGTTGAGTTGGTGCTTGGCGCTTCGCGGCCTATGCGTGTTGGCAACATCATCGACCAGCCGTACCTCAAGGAGTTGGTGGGCGGTACGCAGCACATCCTGCCGTTCTTTGCCAGCATGGCTCAGAACACGTCGCTGCTCATGAGCATGGCGCTCAAGAATATGCAGCACACCAACACCGCCTACATGTTCCAAGACATGGAGCTGGGCAAGATTCACGGTGTGAAGGAGGGTGCGCAGCCGCCGGAAGGCAAGCTGCGCTTCAAACAAGACGGGAAAGACTTTTGGTTTGCTGCGGATACCGATGCGTTTAAAGTGGCTGGGGTTCCTGAAGACTTGATGCTCCAAGGTCTGCAGGGCGTTAAGACTGCGATCCCATCACTCGTCAAAGCGCTGGCTATACCCGCCAATGTCTTGCGCAAAGCTGTCCGTCGTGTACCGATCTACACGCTGCGGCAGACCATCCGTGACCCGATGCATGCTTGGCTGACTACAGGCGGCAACTTCGTGCCTGTGGTCAGTACGTGGAAAGAGCTGTACCGGGGCATGACCAACCCGAGCCAGACTCAAATCACGCTCAAGCAGGCGGCAGTCATCGGCAACAACGTCTACAGCGGTGACTCCGAAGGTGTTGTTGAAATGCTGCGGGAGCTTACGTCTACGCCCAGTAAGTTCTCCCAGATCATAACGAAGTTCGATGAGCTGGCTATGCAAGGGGAAGCGGCGACTCGCGCCGTGCTGTATGACGACTTCCGTAAGCGCGGCATGAGCCATGTCGAAGCGCTCCTCAACACTGCCGAGACGATGAACTTCTCCCGGCGGGGCACCAGCGCTAGCTTGCACTGGCTGGCACAGTTGACGCCGTTCTTCAACGCACAGATCCAAGGTCTTGATGCCGCCTACCGGGCACTTCGCGGCCAGACTACGTTCGAGGAAAAGCTGAACGCTCGTAACGCGTTGCTCAAGCGCGGTGCCATGATGGCGGTAAGTACGATGGTGTACGCGCTGATGATGGAAGACGACGAGACGTACAAGAACGCCACGCCTGAAGAGCGCTACGGCAATTGGTTTGTCCGGGTGCCGGGTACCGAGCATACGGTTCGAGTGCCGATCCCGTTTGAATTGGGCCTGATCTTCAAGTCCATCCCAGAGGCGCTTGTCAATACGGCATTCGGCGATAAGAAGGCCAGCGAAGCGGCCAAGGCGTTGGCGAAACAGATTTACATGTCTTCGCCGATAGGGCTGGAACGAAGCATTCCAACGGCGCTCAAGGGACCGCTCGAGGTCATGTTCAACTACAACATGTACAGCGATCAGCCTATCGAGACGGCGCGCGAGCGCAGCATGGACGCAGATCAACGCTACCGTACGGGCACGACGGAGCTGGCGAAGCTGTTAGGCAAGGTGGGAATACTTTCTCCCGTTCAGATCGATCACTTGGTGCGTAGCTACACCGGCAGCTTGGGGATTATGGTGGCGTCGATGGCAAACATGGCGCTGCGGCCTCTGTCTGGACGGACGGATATCGAGAAGCCTGATATGTCACTTAATGAAGTGCCGGTCATTGGTGCTGCCTTCCAGCCCACCACCGGGCGGGGGATGATCAACGCTGTGTTTGACGAAGTCGCCAAGTATCAGCAGGCGGCGACGACTTACAAAAACTTGGCGGGGTCAGATCCGGAAGCCGCTCGTGAATACGCCAATAAGTTCTCCCGTGAGATTGCGCTAGCGTCTACCGGCGGGTCGTTCCGCCAGCAGATGGGGACTTTTGCCGACTACAAGCGGATGATCGCCGCCAACCCCAACCTGACCGGCTCAGAGAAGCGTGAGCAGATTGAGAAGATCAAGCAGCAGGAGATTGAGTACTCGAAGCGGGTGCGACTGCTAGCGGCTTGATGTAGAACCAGACGCCAAGCTTGCCACCCCGGATCCCGGGTGTGGCAGTGGCGTTGACTCGGTAAGGAATCGCAGCCCGCAGTCCGAGTTCTCGAATGCGGTCTACGTCAAGACAAGGCACGAAGAAGCCTTGTCCGGGTTCAGTCTTGTTCCACGGAAACGTAACCTTCACTGTTCACCTTTTCTTTCCGTAGGCGCAGGTGCATGCAGGTCACGCGTAGTGCAGGACCATCGGTTCTTGCCAGCATGTCTTTCTTAATGCCGAAGCGTACTTCGTATCCTCCTGATTTCTGTGCCGCTTCCATCTTGTTCTTGAAGTCTGCATAACCAAACGACATGGACGCGCAGTGCTTGCGCAGCAACTGTTCCTCGATGAAGTACTCGATGTAGTCCGGATGCGTTGATCCGTGTTCGATGCGCCCCAGCACGGTGTTGCGGGTGCTGGTCTTGCCCTCAGCACTCATGTTCCACTCAGTCACAAACTTGTCGTCCTCCCCACGGCGGATCACCACGAACTTCCCGTAGAACTCCCGGGTATAGGTGTTCAGCACATCCTCGGCAGACCGCCGCGCTCTGGCATGCGTCGAGCGAGCGTGATCCACCAACTTCAGCAGTGCGTCAATCACGCCATGTACAGGCACGGCCAAGATGTTGGCGTAGTTAGGGCCAAGGATGATTGCAGCTGTGACGTCTGACGTACAACCTGCGTGCCAGTACCGCTCCTCATCGCTGAACTTCATCACCTTGCGCAGCATCTCGTGTGTCTCAGTCCAGACCTTGCGCACCGTAGACTGATTGGTAACGACCCAGCGAACCCACGCTTCACCTGCCACCCCGTAGTTCCGCCTAAGAAGCTTCAGCGTGTTGCGCTCTAAGTCATTGAAGACCAGCTCTTCCGATGGGTTCCACTCCAGCAGGCGCATCATCTCGCCGTGAGCGGCATGCTCTCGAGTACTCAGCAGTACATCGCTCATGTGCACGTTAGCCGTGGTGGTTGCCGTCAGCGACCATGTCGTGTTGTTGATGCGTTCCTTATTGGCACCCGATTCCATCCGTTCCTTGCCTTTGCCCTCCGCCGTGTCGAAGATAAAAGCTGACGCCCACTCTGTGTCGTTGCGGGCTTTGGTGGTGATCTCATCGATCAAGAGCGGCAGACTGTTGAGCAGACCGGCTCTCTGTTGCAGGGCAACGAGCGAGGTGCCCTTCCCAGTTCTGTATCGTAGCGGGTGACCCCACACGCCAGCCTTCAAGCTGAGCGTCAGCGACTTACCCGTACCCGACTCGGTCGAGCCAACGTGCCAGACAAAGCCTTCGTATTCTGAGAAGTGCATCAACGTCGAGCCAAACGCGTCAACGCACAACGCCAGCATGGTGTGCATCTTCCGGGCTACCAGCAACTCCCACGGACGACGCCATTCTTCCAGCGATCCTTTGCTGTTGGTCGCAGCGTTGATGTTCTCCAGCCCCGGCATCGGCACAGCAATCTCAGCACCATCGGGCCGGAAGATCCGATTGTTATAGACAAACGAGCCGTTCTTTTGCCAACCAAACTGCGTTGGTACGTCCACCGCTTTGCGCATCTGCGCTGACTCAGCCACACACGCCCTAACGTAGCCATAGAGATACGGGTCCATCGCAGCCCCCCGCTCAGCGTAGATGTTGTGCGTAGCAAGGCACTTGAGCAGCTCGTCTTTGGAGACCACCGCCTTGCTCGGCATGATGATGGGCGTGTACTCCACGCTCTGCTGCGAGGGGGCATCCGCCGGGCCGATAGTCTTGACCGCCATCAAATGGGCGTAGTGTTCTTTCTCCTCCATGCGCAGCATGTCTACGACAAACAGATCGTAGGACAACACCGGCACCTGCGTCTTGATCACGACGCCTGTCGCATCCTTCTCCTTGATCTCGGCAAACACACCGCCGTTCTTACCGTAGATGAATCCTCGAGGAGCGCTTGGCCGTTTTGCTAGCCGAATGCGGCGGTTGTGTGCGATACCTTCTTCATCTGCATCGCTGGTGATGCCGTCCTCGAGATACTCAACAGCATCGTCAGGCTCGACTTCCTGCTGCGTTGCGTGCAGGGGGATCTCGTATACCTTCTCATCAGTGCTTTCAACAATCTCACGCCCAAGCGCCAAAGCGTTGGTGATCTTCCCCCAGTGTGGGCACTTGGGGCACACGCCCGGGTTCTCGCTGTCTAGCTTGATACAGGGATACGGCCCCTTGATCTCGGCCAGCTTCTGTTGCATGCGGTCTGGATCGTAAGGGTGCAACTGTGAAAGCTTCGCGCTGTACTCAGGGCCGTCTTCGCACACCTTTGTCCAAGACAGCAGTGCTCGCCAAAGCGGCTCCATCCCGTCTTCTTGTGCGTGATCGATGTAGTGCTGCAACTGCCCGCACCCAGCCTGCTGCTCTGTTTTGAGCCAGATCGTCTCGAACCGTGTGACGCTGTTACCCAGCATCGCCTCAGCCAACGCGGAGCGCTTTGTGCTGGCTTTGCTAGGACGGGTACCTTGAAGGTCGACCTTCTCTGCAACGAACGCATTACTGGCAGGCGCATACGCATCCGTCAGTAGCGCCCTGACTGCGGCACCGAAGTGCAGAAGATCAATCGCCCCGCTGCCTTGGATCATCATCTTGACCGGGCGCGGCTCTGGATACTTGTCTTTGAAGTTGAACGTCCCGGGGATACGCAGTACGCGTGCCGCATCAGCGGTCACCGCCATATCGATCTGCATGCCCTCCTGCCTACACAGGCGCTTCAAGTTCTCAGCTATCGGCTTCCATGTCTCGATGTCTGACTCTTTGTCTAGCGGCCAGTAGCAATGCAGCCCGCCACCGGACGACAGGACGTGGGGCGTCGCGAACTGATTCAGCCCAGTCTTATCCAGAAATGCCGACAACGCCTCGGCTGCAGCCTTCTTGGACTCATATCCATCCAAGTCCAGAAAGATCGACTTGACGTACCGAGCGTTCACCGCCGTACGCCGGTCTCTCGTCATGTGCTGCACCTTCTCGTCGAAGGTCGCCAGTGCGAAGAAGATGTTGTACTTCTTACCTAGCCATTGTTTAACGTGGGGTTTGATCTCCTCAAGGGTGGCAATGAATTGATGATTTTTCTTACGAGTGCTCAGTTCTGCAACGCAGTACAGCCCATGCCCGGGCGACGGCAGAACGTCCGCAAGGAACTCCAGCGGTTTCATGCCTATCCTTTAGCATGCAGCGTCGTTAAACTTTTCCAGTCGTTTGCTCAGCTCAATGATCCACGCCTGCGCCCACTCAGGCACCGTCGACATGTCCAACAGCCACGCGTACTTGACTAACTCTTCGTTGGTCAGGCTCTTAGGTTGAATTCCTTGCATATTCTTTTCCAAGCCTCGTCGGTTGTTTTAGAGTTCTGCATGCAATCGAGCAAGCGCTGTATGCGAGCTTCGTATACGTGCAGCACCCCGCCACCTTTCATCCAGTTATAGACAGACTGGCGTGTAGCACCAATCGCCATAGCCAGCTTTGTGGCGGAGATGTCGTGATAGATAGCCCACAAAGCTAGGCGTGTGCCGATCAGATTGACCGGTTGCGTCTTGATGCGGGCAATGAAGTTTGATGTGTATGGCATTGTGTTGGGGTACTCACGTTGCCGCTTTCCCCCCACCCTTTATTGAGTGCGCCAAATACCTACACCCGTCTCCACAGGGCGTAGGGCGAACTTAAACCCGAAGTGCTTCTGGGCAACGCTGGCTACTGCCCGCAGCCGAGTCGTCTCGCGCTTCATGTTTGAAGTCGGAACCTTCACAACAAACGAATCACCAACTTCCATCTTGCCGAAGGGATACTTCGTCTCGATCATCGACTTGCGTCCGCTACGGCGCTGGGGCAACGGGACATCTTTACGGATAACGTACATGGCTAGCTCCTTATTCACTCGTCATCCCACTCGCTGACCATGTCGGCCAGCGGGGACTTAGCTTCAACCGTAGGCTTCTTCGCTGCGGCAGTGCGTACTTCCGGCTCGTCAACTTCTGGCCTTGGGCGCGGGGGGCGGCGCGGGTTCCTCTTCTTCTGCCGCAACTTCCACCGGCTTAGGAAGCGCCTTGGCAGGCGGCGTGCCCTCGAGCATGGCCGGAGCCACCGCGTCCACCTTGGCGACCGTCATCGTGACTGCCTTGACTGCTTCGTCAGACGCGCCTTTCTCTTCCACCGTGGTGTACTCGTCGTCGGACAGCCAGCGCATTGCTTTGAAGAACAGCTTAGGCGACTCAGACTTGGTGTCGAACTTCATACGCGTCACGACCGTCTCAGGACTGATGTCCTGCGCGGCCAGCCAGCGTGCGTACTCTTGCAGGGGGCGGTTGTCGCCCTCTGCTTTACCGAATAGTGACGTGGCAGGAAGCGTAAGCTGCATCACATCGCCTTCTACGCTGTCGGCGAGCACCACCGCGAGACGCTGTTGGTATCGGCAAGCACGGCTGTTACCTTGGCCTGAACCGGCGATGTTCTTGGGGCATTCGGAGCAGCGGCTTGCCTGCTTGTTGGCACTGTCCGGGCTGGGCTTCTCGCCATCAGCCGACCAGCAATCCGGGCCGGTCACGGTGTCGGCATCGTATGACTTCGCGTAGAACACACGGTTGATCTTGGGCGCGGCTTTGACGATCACGATATCGAGATGCCGCTCTTCGATGGACGCGATCTCTTTGCCGTTATTGAGCAGCCGGAACACGCCACCTTTGATCGAGATGCGCTTGCCGCCACCGGCACCACCGCCAGCGAGAGCCTTAGCTGTTTCGGACAGCCCCTTACGAGCAAACGCGGGGGCTTGGTTGGGGTTGAATAGAGCGATATTGCTCATGAGTTCCTCTTACTTGTGGGAGGGTTTACGAACGGAAATGCTGAACTCGGTATTGCTGTTCAGGCCGGGGGGAAACAGCGACGGGTTCTCTTTCAAGAACGTCGCCATATTGGTTTGAGCGATGCGCTTCTCGAGAAGGTCGACGGCGTCATGCTCGATGATGAACTGCTTGAACGAGTCCCAGTCTTGCGTCTGATACCGGGTCTTCGTTGAAAGGATCACGGTGCCCTCTTCGGTGTTGACTGACTTCACACCGAGCGTGAGCATCTTGTCCTTGAGCGCGTTCTTGATCGCGTCTTGCTGAGCCTTGAGCGCCTCGACTTCCGTCTCGTACGCTGCGGTCAGCTCTTGAATCCGAGTCTGCATCTTGCGGTAGACCCGGGCCAGCTTGTCCATAGGGACGTCAACATCAGACATGTTCTTCTCCTGTCGAAGTGTCTGTAAATGTTTTTACGATGATACAGGTTTTTCTAGCCGGTGCAAGCGGCATTTTATTTTTTGCTTTTGATCTCCTGATCGAACATCTCGACCAACAAGGTGTGGTCGCCAACCTTGCGCCCCATTGCGCTGAACATGCGCACCTCGAGCGGACTGCTCTGAATGTGCACGACGGTTACCTTATCGCTGTCCTGTCCCTTGCGGTCAGCACGGGCGATGCACTGCAAATACATCTCAACAGACATCAATGGACCATAGAAGACCACCGTGTCGGCGGCAGTCAGTGTGATCCCGTGCGCAGTTGCCTGCGGCTGCATGACCAGCACACGCTCTTGGTCTGTCGTCTGGAAGTCGTTGATGATACGCGCACGCTTGGTCGCACTCACCCCGCCATGAATCTGTGCGTTCTTGATGCCGTGCTTGTCCAGATAGCGCGTGATCGTGTCGATGCTGGAACGAAACAGCGCGAACACAATGACCTTTCGGTCGGTCTCGTCGATGACTTCCTTCAAGACACCCAACCGCGCTGAGCAATCGAACTCGACAACCTCTTTCTCATCTGTATACGCAGCGCCGCAAGAAATCTGCAGCAGCTTGTTCACAGCTACGCCAGCGTTCACCGCTGTGATGGTCTCGCCTGCTGCTTGGATCAGCATCTGGGACTTCAGCAGCGTGTAGTACTTCTGCTGTTGAGGAGAGAGCGGCACATCTCGCGTCACCGTCACGACCGGCGGCAGATCAAGACACTGCGCTTTGGTGAACCGGATCGCAGGCTGCAACGCTTCGTGTACGAGATCCTTGGCGTTGAACTTCGGTGCCCACTTGAACTGCGTGATCTTGTTCATCACCTTGTCGCGCCATGCCGACATGAACTTCGGCACCCCGTTGGGATTGACGAGCTTTGCCAAGCCGTACGCATCCACAGGCGACTGTGATGCAGGTGTGCCCGTCATCATCCACAGATACGTCTCAGGTTTGAGAATGCTTGCCAATGCCTTCCAGCGTTGCGTGCTCGGATTCTTGTAAGCGTTCGCCTCGTCAACAATGATCAGATCAAACCGCCCATCAGCCTTGATCTCGTTTGCGATCAAGTTCAGCCCCTCATAGTTGATGATGACGAACTCGTAGTCACTCTGGACAAGCTCGACACGCCGCAGAGCTTTGGAGTGGTGGGCGATCACCGCGCTTCTATGCAGGATGGATTGGTGGATGTCATTCATCCACGCGCTTTGCATGATCGAGAGCGGGCACAGCACCAGCACACGGCGCACTTGCCTTGACTGCATTAGATAGTCCGCCGCCCACAGTGCCGAGAGCGTCTTGCCGGTGCCCGGCTCATTGAACACAAACGCACGGCGGTGCAGCGTAAGGAATGCTGCCGTCTCAATCTGATGCGCCATTGGCGTATAGCGCCCGGGCCAGTCATACTTCTTGCGAATTGGGGATGGCGCATGCTTGACGCCCAGATTCTTGAGCACCCGCATCTCATCCAGCCCCCAGTACACGGCGACGGTGTAGCCGTTTGGGCCTTGCTCAACGATCTTGCTCTTGGGGATGACCGTGTACTTCGCAGGATTGCGAGTACGGATCAGTACTGCGCGGTTGTCCACTATCTCCATATCAATGTCCGTTGTCTGATTGATTGCTGCGCTTGCTACGCAGTCGCAGGTTGCCCTTCACACTCTTGCCGCCAGCCCTGAGTGGCTTGACGTGATCGATGTCTTTACCGTCTCGTGCAACACCCTCCTTGTCATACATGCGACGAGCGCGTTGGCGCTCGATCTGGTCCTTCGTTTCGCCGCTGGCTTTCTGAAGCTTGTAGGCGTGTTTGTAGTTGCGCTTGCCGTTTACTTGAGTCATGACAGATGCTCCGGATGAAATTCGCAGGTCTTGACGGG